TAAGTGGTCATCCCCCTGCGTGACCCTATGCAAGCGATCTGAATATATCTTTTGCTCAGGTTGGCATAGCTCAGGTCGGCATAGCTCAGGTCGGCATAGCGCAGGTCGGCAGAGCTCAGGTCGGCATAGCGCAGGTCGGCAGAGCTCAGGTCGGCAGAGCGCAGGTCGGCAGAGCGCAGGTTGGCATAGCGCAGGTTGGCATAGCGCAGGTCGGCAGAGCGCAGGTTGGCATAGCGCAGGTCGGCATAGCTCAGGTCGGCATAGCGCAGGTCGGCAGAGCGCAGGTCGGCAGAGCTCAGGTCGGCCCGATAAAAACTTTTTTCTTTGTTCTTTTCAATGCACTTGGCAACATTTTCATACTCCCCGCAGATTATTATTTCGTCTTTATCCCAACGTCGTATTTCAATATTCATTTCGCACCTCGTTTCGCCAAATAAAAGCGGACGTTCTTTTTCCAATTTCGGTTAAGGTTGGTTGGGTCGTTAGAGACGTTCAGCGGGGCATAACGATTACCGAGGAAGTCAATAAAATCTTCCTTGCCGTTCCAGTCCTTAATCGCGTGGTTGATTGTATTGATGCAAGCCTGACGCGGAGTGGTGTGTTTGTAGTGAGCCAGGATTCCGTAGGGATGGGAAGTCTTTGCCCCGCCTTCCGCGATATAGATTGCATCTGCGATAGCTTGCGGGTTGATTTCTTCCGCGCTCGCGCAACCCGGAACACCCAGAAGCGCCCAGAGAATCGCGGCGGCCAGAACCATCAATCCCAAAACTTTCCAGACAGACAGATAGATAAACTCCTCGTCTAGCTGGTCATCAAGGAAAATACCGCCTTGCCTCTCCAGCTGCTCCCCGCGCTTCTTCGCTTCTTCAAAATCTGATACGGTTTGTTCGTCCTCGGTCATTTTGTCCTTTGTCCTTTCTGTTAATAAAAAAGGGGTTCTCTATGACTAGTTTTTGTTACTAGGTGGACGGGACGGACAATCCCTAAGAGAACCCCGATTAAAATAAAAAAACCCTGTTCGCTTTAAGCAAACAGAGTTCGCACATCTCCAACCTAGTTGGAAAAATTAAGATGTCATATATTATGGGAAATTGTCCGTTCGCCATTTCTAACATACCTAAAGTATAGTTTACCAGTTGCAAACTGTCAAGCGGTTTATTAAAATATTTTTCCGTCGGGTAATAGTAAAATTTTGCTTTTTTGTTGAAAATTATTCCAGTTAACTTTTATTCCCTTGATTTTACTTCCATATTATGCCATGCTTTGTTCATGGGCAAGATTTGGGGGATAATTAACAAAAGCTACCTTCCGTTAAAAAATAATCGTGGAGTAGTCAGGATGTCTTTAAACGACAAGTTTGATTCCGAGCTTGAATATGACTTTTATTTTAAGCCAGGATTTATAGAAAATCTATGCCTAATTAAAAATTTCAAAGAAGATAAAGACCTCGCAGACGCTATGGGTATTTCCAAATCTTACCTTAGCCAACTAAAATCCAACAAAAAGCCAGCCACCAAAGACGTTCTAATCGCTACCGCCGCCCTTGTCGGGAATTTAAAGGACGGATGGTGGCAACCATTTGAGATCCGCCCCACCGGGGCCAAGAAGCCTCCCTCCAACTCGCCACAAAATAATTACAAAAAATTCCAAGGGCTTGTTGAATACGAGCAATTTTCTCCCTACAGAAGAGACCCCGAAGATCAGATTTAACGCCGCCTTGCGCTCATCATCGGAATAAACGCCACCAGAAAACCCAGCGTCCCCTCCTCGATGCGGGCGTTGTCGAAGGGGTTATACACCCCAAAGGAGATATAAGCAGCGATTAAAAGCAGAGTTTGGAAGCCAGCCAGTAGCCAGCGTTTGTTGAGTAGGTCGTAGCACCCCGAGGAAACGCCGTTGGCGAGGCCGTAGACGCCCCGTTTGAGGATTTTAAGCCACTCCAGATCGCCGCCATACCCTAGCGACAGCGAGAACGGCATCAGCAATATCATAGGAAGGCTTCGCCAGTCCCTTGAGAAATACCCCATGCCCGCACTCAGAATTAGCGGCCCAAGGAACCGGCGAAGAATTTTTAAGCCGCCAAAATCTTCGCTCCCCCCTGCTGAGTAGCAGAACGCGAACAGGAAGCATACCCCAATCTTAATAGCCCAATCCCTGACTTGGCGGCGTTCATTCATTTATTTACACCCTTTCTTGATCATCTTCTTAGCAACAGGTTTCTTTTTAGAATCCATCTGAAATCACCCCCCCTATTTTGAAAAGTACCGGTCTTGACTCATACACACCCACGGATAGTTATTCTGCAACGTCGGCTGATCGCCCTGCTTGCCCCACTCTAAGTTAGGAGGTTCAACGATTTTGTAAGGCGCGCTCTTTTGTGTGCAACTCAGACTCAAGAATAGCAAGCCGCTCAATATTTTTAAGTGTGGACGGTTCATGTTTGATTATTCTTTCTCGTTCCGCTTTGATTCTGTCGATGTCGTTTCGGATTCTTTCTTCGCGTCCGGGGACGAACTTGTTGAGTAGGTCAAAGATTGAAGTCCAGCCCATGTTAACCCCCTGATTTATTTTTCCAGACGGCCCATATCATTGGAAGCATGATTAATGCACCGACGAGCACCGCCAATATATTCCCTCCATCTATCGCCTTCCCAAGTTCGCTAAGAATATCGCCCATGGCTACTCCTTGTTGGTCCAAATGCCTTTCAGGTCGGCCCAAATTCCCTTGTCCTTCCCGTCGGGGTCAGGCTGACGCAACCCCAAGAATAAAGGATAGGTCAGCGTTGCCAGAATTTTAGCCAAGATATTCATATTGACCCCTTACCATTTAAAGTTAAGAAGCGAAAGGCTAACTCCGTAATCCGAACGACTATTCATCATGTCTTTATTTAAATGTCCAGCACCGAACCAAGCGCCAACGTTGGCGTCAACCAAATCAAGAATAGGGATTGTTACGCCTTTTTCCTTGAGGTTTAACAGCGGATAGGACATAACGACCACGAGCTTCCAGTCGGAATCATCACCGTCACCAGCTGTTCCCACCTCGAAGGTAAGGCCCTTAACGTATTTCTCGAATTTAATAATCTCGACGGTGCTTAACGCATTCATCGTGCTTTCTTGCAGCGACCAAGCAACTCCCTGCTTCCAGCTAACCTTGTCTAACAACCCGCTAAACTTTTTTTCTTCTTGAGCGTTTGCATACCCAGCGCATAAAAAAAGCATTACAGCTAACATTAAAAACTTTTTCATTTCGTAACCTCCGTTGACCTTGCTCGATTAAAATACGCATATATCACTAAAAGGATAACCTCTGATACTTTATCCGCAGGAAGTTTTCCTGTAATAGACATCCAACCAAAAACAACAGCTGTTACTACGGTGAACAAAAATCTACCCGACATTAATTTCTTGCCGAACTCGTGCATTTTCCGCTCCTCTCGCCGCTTGGATTAAATGCCGAAACCGCTCCATCACAACACACCGGGCCGCCAACAGCCGGTCAAGGTCGTTATCTACCGCGTACGCTTTCTTAACGTACCCGCCGAAGTAATACATCAGATCGTCAACGAACTTCTCATCCATAAATAACCTCCCCGCAGATTGGACATCGCCATACACTATGGCCTTGTTCAACTTCGACCCATACCTTACAGCTATCGCACCAGACGGATTGTGTCATTGTTAGCCCCTCTGCGTTAACAGCCAAAGAACAACCCCACGGAAAGCCCACGTCGATGTTCCCTCAATAAATCTTCTTCTCGACGTGCGATCTTCCCACAATAGCTTGACCTTGCTTGGCATACTCAATTCACCGTTATCCTTAAAGTGTTTGCTAATATTCGCAAGGTCGTTCTTAACGACTGACCAGTCAACCTCGTGCAGACATTCATGCGGCCATGCTTCCGCTTTAGGTGGCGCCATTTCCCTTCCCCCCGTTGTCGATTATTTGAGTTAAGATGTTACGATAGCTAACCATTTCGTCCCTATCTTCAAACACCGTGCATGAACTTCCAACCCACACCGTCAACCCGTCACTAACAAACGCCTTGATCTTCCCGTCCTTGTAAATTTCCATTAAATCTTCCATCCGACCGCCGCCAGAAACAACGCCACGCTGCCAAGACAGGCCGTTGAACAGATTAGGATTTCGGCGGTGGGGGGAATCATTGAATTAGCAGTATCCTCTGGCGTCCCGGCGTTGGCGTCGGCGTCGGCTCCGCGCTCACATACTCATCCGCCCCGATGTCCCAGGTGCCGCTGCGGGTAGTGCCGTCGATGTCGGTGGTAAAGTTTAGCGGGGCCGATTCTCCTGAAGTGGCTGTCCCCATATCAATGGCGTCGGTGTCGCCAGAAGCGAGGTGATAGTCATCCCCTGCGGCGTTAACGAAAGTGAGCGTTTTGCTGACGTAGTAGGTATTTAACGCTGGGGCCGTGGTATCTTTTGACAAATTGTGCGTTGACGCGGCAGCAAAAGTGCCGGAGTAATCAGTGGTGTTGTTATACGCGATATTGTTTTTTGCGGTTACGTGACCATGAGAATCAGCCATCCCGACGCCATTCCCGATGAGCGTGTTGCTGTATGCAGCCACGACGTTTTCATTAGCGTGCGTCGCCGCGTTCCTGATTCCCGTGCCGTTACATTCGTATATGACGTTATTCCAAATTTTGGCGCTTACCCCGTACCCAACATTAATCCCCTGACCGCCGCCAGATTTGCAGACGTTATCGTGGATTTGATAGTTCCCATTCCATCCGGTTAAGTCAAAACATTCGTACCCATTCCACGGTGTTTCGATCGCCACGTTTGAAACGCGCACATTTGTTGAGCCAATGTTCATAGCATCCGAAGCTATGCCCGTAAGTCGATACTTACCCGCGTCGAGCTTCCCCGACGTATTATCGCCCCGGAAATCTATGTAATCGGTAGCGGACGTTGTCCACCCGCTAATAGCGCAGGCGGTTGTGTCCGCTGTCGTCCCAGCCGCATAAACCAGCATGATATTGTTTGCAGTATCTAGGTTAGTTTGCTCCGCTGCTTCCCAAGCATTACACGACGCATAGGCCGCGTTAGCCCCGCTAGTGGCGCTAGTAGTTCCGTCACCTCCGGATGACCCCGGATTAACGTATCTGGTTATCGTCGCCGCCATTACCGGCGAGCAAAGAGAGCACACCAACAAAGCTGATAATAATATTTTTCTCATTCGTCTAGCCCCGTCACATTATTTCTGATATAAGATTTAACCGCTGTCCATGTCGTGTTATAGACGCCGGTTGTTTGCAGCTGGTTTTTAACTGATGCTGGTAACTCAGTGGCCCGGATTCGGAATTTACGTCGCTTGATGAAAATTGTTTCCTCTCCGTTTCTTTCAATCCATTGCTCGTGATATTTCAATGCCGTGTCATAGGCCAGTCCGCTAACGCGCACAACATAAAATTTCCCCCCGGCAGTCGCATTATCGCTTAATTTACCGTCGGGGAAAACTTGCACAATGTCGCCGACCTGATACTGTTTGTCATACTCCGCTTGCTCCTCAACGCTCATGCTGGCTTTATATGACCAGTGACGTTTTGCAATAACTAAAAACTCCGCCCCCCACCCCGTCGAGCTAAACAGCAAGACGCTGCATAATGCAAGTAAGAGTTTTTTCATTTATTCCCCCGTTGTTGTATAAGTGAAACAGACCGTCACCCAATCGACTGCACCAGTTACCGTGCCGGTGTCGAACTCTACCCGTTCAAGCGCGGTGAAAGTGTTGTTTGCGATATTCCCATCATCTGCTTGCCCATCTGCGTCACACGTCATAGTGTCAAGCGCGTTAGTTCCGTCAGATAAAATAATTTCTGCACTCGTTCCCCCCTGCGTCATGCAGTACATATTTGTAACGGTGATTGCGTCCGTTGGAAAAAACACCGGGACATTATCATCTGTGGCAACAGGCAGATTTAACGCAAAACATTTTTGTGCTTTATATGGCACCACCCGCTCTGCTGCGCCGTAATATTTAAGCTGGTCATCGGTGAGGTCTACGCCAATACTCCCGGCTACGGCGGTCGTAACCGCGGCTGTGTTGGGGATAATCAAAACCCCCGTTCCCATGCTTAACGTACCCGTCCCTGTCAAATTCGTTCCGTTAGACGTAAACCCCGTTATTCCACCAAGAACTCCGCCATTGTTGCGCTGCAACTCCGTGGTGCTTCCCCCGGCTGTGTAGGTCGTGTGTGTGTGATCGCCGTAACAGACCTTCCCGCTCCCGCAATCCCCGCTGCCGTCCTCGTCGGTCAATATCCCAGCTAAGTCGGACGAACTCATGGCCGCTATCCCCGCCGCCGGGATAGCCCCGAACGTCGGTGCCGACGTTGCCCCCGCTGAGGTGAAATAAGTGTTGGCCGCACCTAATGCCAATTCCTGCACGTCCCCGGAACCATCTGAATAAAAAACCTTCCATGCTGCCTGGTCAACAAACTGGCCTAACGTCGTATACCCGCCCCCCGCGCCAGAGGCATCTGCTTGACACGTCCACCCGGTCGCGGCGTTCCATTTCGGGATATAGTTTTCGTTGCCGGTGCAAGGGGTAAGTCCAATTGCCGTACCCGTAAACGTCAGGCCGCCGGTAGCCGTTGCGCTGTACGTTGTGTTGGTGTCTGTAACAGGGTCAACGTTACAATCCAGCGCCGTCCCGGTCGTGGAATACTTGCACCACTTCGCGTCGATCATTGTGTTGAGGTTAACGGTATTGGTCGCCGTTAGTGTCTTGCCGTCCACAATCGTCAGCGTTGAGCCGTTCGCAGGCTGCGTCAGCGTGACTTTATTCCCCTGCGTCGTGGTATCAGCGCTGTACGCCTGCACGTTCGTCCCGATGGCCAGCCCCAAATTCGTCCGCGCCGCTGAATAATCAGCCGAACCTAACAATGTTTGTATATTAGCCGAAGGCGTGATTCCGGCGTAGGTTGTTAGGTCGGCGTCCAATGGTTGATATGTCAAAGCCGCTGATTCGACGGTTAAAAGCGTCCCGGTTAAATCCGGAAGTGTCCAAACCCGCGCTTCTGTTAAATTACCCGTAATCAACTGCCCGACTCCCTGTGCGTCATAAAATTTTATCCACGTCCCCCCATCGCTAGTCCCGTCAAGACAGGCCCCGCCCGCGCAATCGCCTACCCCGGTAACGTCTCCGGTAGCCTCCGCCCCGCCTTCGTCAACTCCAACCGCCCATTTTCCGGTGGTCGCGTTATATTTCAAGACACTCCCCGTAATGGCATCGGTCGTGTTTACGTCCCGCAGTTGGCGGAGAAAGGCGATAAATGGCTGGGAAGCGGGCTGGGCGTAGGCAAAAGCCGTGATCCCGAGAATGGCGACGAGTAAAGATAACGAAATTTTCTTGATTTTATTCATTGTTGAGGCTCCGTTGTGAAAAACTTGAAAGTAAGGTGTTCATGGTGTATATTTATACCAAACGGCCAAGATACATCTTAAAAGGGCAATTCCCTTTTTCCCCTGCTTTGGCTTGGCCGTTGAAGCGGGGGGTTATGTTTTAACGAAAGGATTAATATGATACTGGCAATACTTTCAATTCTTTTATTCACTTCTCCCTCTTTTGCTTCAACCGATTTTATGTGCATGAATGATTGCCTGAAATCGGGATATATGTATGGATATTGTCAACAAAGGTGTTCCTATGACGGGCCAGGCCAAATTCCAACTTCTCCGCAGCCAAGAATTAAACAGACAGATTTTAAATGTATGAACTCTTGTACATCAAAAGGTTATTCTTATTCATATTGCCAACAACAGTGTTCATATTAAAAAAGAATACCTCTCTTGCCTCTAATAATCTGTTCGCCTTCATCCGCTGTTCTCTCTATAAAACTTATCCCTTTTTTCATCGCGCCCTTAATCTGCTTGCTTCCGAGAGCCGGTTTAGTGTTTGTTCTCTGCACCCTCTTGGCCAATCCCTTCGTTATCCGTTCCGGGTCGTTGATAATAGCTGCAATTCTCCCCCCAATGTCCTGACCTGCAATAGAACCCGCAACCGGGCCTACTCCGGGAATGGGGATTGCTTGACCCGCCAATCCTCCCACAACCGCCCCGGTTCCCCTTGCTGCATATCCTCCTAGCTTCCCGCCCTGCACAACGCGGCCTTGCGCGTTATTAAGTAATGTTTCAAGGGTCAGGAAGTCTCCAAGCCGTCGGTTTGTTTCCTTGATTGCCTTGTCTGAATAAGCCTGCTCAATTTCTTTTTTTGCGAGGAAACCAAGTTGTCTCGCCACCTTGTTTTTGTTGGGACTGAGCGGGTCGTAAGAAACAGACCACATCCCTTGTTTAAAGTCATTCAACTGTGATCCAGTAAGGTTGTTTCCTCGTTCTTCTATCGCGTCACCAATATACTGATAAACATCTTCTACGGCTTTTTTGTATTCAGTGTCATTTTTATACTTCTTCCTTAACTCTCCCGCAGCTTCATATCCCAACTTTGCTAAACTAAACTGTTTCTTCCTGTCAGATCGCAAAGCTGAATTAAGTTGGTTATTCAATTCTAACTTTCTGTCTTGCAGCTTAACCAACGCATCAGACACGTCGAGTTTTTTATCTTTCGTCTGCTTAATAATCAATCCTTCCTCAGCGGCAAGACGGTAATAATCGTCAATCTTTTTCCCCGACTTAATTTCGACCTTATTAACTTCGCCTTGGTTAGGACGCAGAATTTTCCGATAAACAGCCGCGTTTTGATTTATCGCTGCTTTAAGTTTTTGCGCGGGGCTGCTGGTATATTTTTGCGCTTGAGAACTGATCACCCGACCAACTCCGGGGAGCATTACACCCAACGCCGTGCTTAACGCGGCTTGTTTGGCGTATTCTTCTCTGGCTATCGTGTCCGGGGCGTAAGTTGCGCCACCAGCAAAGCCGGTTACTGCTCCTGTAGCTAACTTTTGTCCTAGTTTCCCGGTGGCCATTTTTGCGGCGGGAAGAATAACTTTCGGAGCCATTCGCGCTCCGACGTTGGCCGCACCAAGCGCCAGTTTGGGGCCTAGTCCATAAACCGCGCCAGCTGCGCCAGCTGTCTTTGAAAGCACCTGAGCGAAGGGATTGTCGGATTCAGGGTTAGCCATAAAAGAAACAACGGGATTATCTTTTAAGTCGGGATTATCTTTTAACGCCGTTCTTGCCGCACTTCTGGGATAATTCATAGCGAGTTGATTCACAAAATTTGCGGGAATAGTGGCCAAATCGCGGGAAAAATCGCGGGCAATTTTATTGGAAGCTGTGGCGTAAGGATGAGCTGCGCCATATTCAGCGTTAGCTTGCTGTACTTGAGCTTCTCTTTGTTGGTCAAGCATATCCGCTCTGCTCGGGCGGTCTTCTCTTACCGCCGTAGAGGGGTCAAATTTAGATCTCTCCGGATTTGCTTCTTCCAGAACTGCGGTATTCGGGTCAAATGGCATAAATCCCTTTCTGAATTTCTACCCTGTCAAACAGATACGGATAAATCTTGGATTTAAGGCTTCCGATAGTTTGCTTTTTCAAAAACTTTATGCTAGACTTTTTCATTATGGCTGTCGAACCAATGGCAACAATTATTGAATATGGGTTAATACTCATTGGTATTACTTTAGGTGTCTTCCTTTTTCTTGTTTATCTAAGAAACCCTAAAAATCATCCCGAGGCTTTAAAAATCTTTTTTCAAATGATTAGGTCTTCAGAAGAACCTACTGAGCCTCAACCCACCGCCCCCCCTGAAAAACAGCCCGATTCCCTTGAGCATCACGATAAACTTTACCTTCCTCGAAATTTCCGCCAGTCGAAGAACTAGGACGACCACCACCCGAGATTTTCCTTGTCACCGCTTCCATGTCATTTAAATATCTCATGGCGTCTTCTTCCGACATGTTCCTTTTTAGCACTGTTGCGGCGTTCATTAATATGCCTAGCTCTTTATTGCTTAGCTGTCCAAAACCTGTCGCTCCGGTTTTGCTCTGTTTTTTAAGATCGGAGAGGGTTTCTAAAACTTGCTGTGATATCAGTTTGTCAAAATTAGCCCGCCAGTTTACTTTTGAATATTCCCCCGGAAGAGGAGGAACAGACCCGGCCGCGCCGAAATATTTTATCCCTTTCTTAATTTCTCCAATCGTGGAAAGAAGGTCTGCGGAAAACTCTTGTTCGTTTTCAATTCTTTTCTCGTCGGTCAATTTTGTTGCGGCTTGATCGGCCTCGAATTTCATTTTCGCTAAATCTGGTTTTTCGCGTTCATATCCCTTCGGACGCCCTAACGCATCCCAGCCAGTCGGAACAATCCCGCCATTAACCGGCGTCATTCCCGGCTCAACACTCATTCCCGGTTGAGATAACCCTTGGCCCTGTGGCATGGAAAAAGGCGGTATTTGCGCCCCCTGTGCGCCAGTAACCCCCTTTTGTTGAAAAATCCCGGCCATCTCAAGCTGGTCTATCTTGTCGGCATACTGGGGGAAGTTAACCCGCAATTGATCAGGTTGCATACCAGACTGAACTGCGCTGGTTAATCGGGCAGCGTCTGATTCCTTAGATTTATTCCTGATAATAGCGTTTTTAGGAACAACGCCATTCTTGGTTAAGGCCCCGGCATCGTCCATCGTATAAACCGGCTGGCCCATCTCGCCCATATAATCCGGCATCTCGAACCCCTGCAATTTCTCGTTTCCGAACAGATGGCCGAGCGTCCGCATTTGCTGGACAAATTTCGTGCCATCCTTGTTTTGAGCATAGGCGTTAAAAGCCTTATTGACCTCCTGCGCGACGATGATGTTGTTGATCTGGTCTTGGTTAATCAACTGGTTTTCCCGCGCAACCCCGCGCTGCTCTTTTAAATAATCAAAGTGTGATTGAGGAAGAATGTCCGACATTTTATCCCCTCCCTAACGCTGTTTTGGGCAGCATACTAAATCTTCCTGTGTTATAAACTCCCGACGGAGTACTTGCCCCATATCCGCCATATCCGGGGACAGCCTGTCCGGGTTGCCAAGGAGCAAAAGACGGGAAAGACTTCATCAGTTGGGTGGCTTGGATGACATTATTTTGGCCCCCGCCGTTTGACATTGTGGCCGGGTCAAACATCCCGCCGATGCTACCGCCCAGCGCAGCCGCCTGCGGCATAAAAGCCAAACTACCCCCGCCAGTAAAAGGAGCCGCGCCGATTGCCAACGCCGTTCCAGCCAGACTCCCGATTGTCCCCGCGTTATTTGAAGAATTAGCCCGCTTCACTCTCTCAGACTCAAGCGTGTTGTAATCAGATACATACGCCCGCGCCTGATCCATCGCTTGCTTCGCCGCCTGCTGGGAAATTTGCCCGCCGGATAAAAGCTGTTGAATCATGTTCCCATATTGATTATAAGCGTTCCCTATTCCCCCCTCGACCGCCGTCAACTGTTGGAGCTTCAGCTGCTCATCGAGGTTTCTTAGCTGTTCCCGGCTTAATATCGCGTCTGTTGAGGCTTTATTAACCAGATCGGAATAAGAATCTGCCGCCATTCTTGACCCGGCTTGGCCCCGGCCATAAGTCATCGCCTTTAATCGCGGCGCGGAGTATTCCAGCGACTTGTCCATAAAGGCGTTCCCGTATTGGTCTAGCTGATCAGCGCGGGCCTGACCTGTCAACCCGATATCGCCAAGAAGCCGTAACCGCATATCGTCGTATTGAGGCAAGACGTTTAGCGGATTGTACTGGTCGCTAATCGTCGCCTTATACCCGTCATTTCCCCACGTCACATTTCCCGTCGGAGCATAAAAACCTTGCGGGGTGAATTTTTCTAAGGATTGATCTTGTGTCATTGGCCCTTGAAATGCGGGTTTCTCTTTTTTAGACATTTTATTTCCCCTTGTTTAAATGTTGCTCTTCGAGCAGGCCATAAATATATGTGTCAAAAATCTCTTGGTTAATGTAAACCGACTTTTTTAGAAAAGCATTCCTCTTGAATCCATGCCGCTTGAGTAGTGCTAGAATCAACTTATCTTGCTTGTAAAATGTCGCGTTAACTCTCGCTACCCCTAATCCTTCAAAGCAAAAATCCAATACCTTACTGAAAGCCTTGTCCGCCAGAGAAGATTTTCGCGTCATCGTCTTATAAATATCTTTGTCCGCTATCCCGTGGATCTCGGTGCTTAGTCCGTAGCAAATATCCGATAACAAAATAACGCCAAACTTTTTAGACGCCTTTCCGTTCTTCGTCCAGCACGTCCATAGCATGTCCTTCTTATTGGTCAGCCTCGACGATAAATCAAGGAAAAACTCGTCATAATCTTTATACATGCTCTTCCACAAACACCCGGACTTCCACTGGGCTAAGAGTTCCCAGATATACGGAATCTCTTTCTCTACCGTCGGAACAAGCACAAAATCATTCCCAGTTAAAATTGAAGATGCGTTTATCATGGGATAAGACTCATCGCCAAGTTCCCCTCAGAGAGATTCAAGGCGTCCCCACTTGTTTGAGTAACTACCAACTCGACATAATCATTTACTGCTAACGAGTACAAGGTCGCCACACTGTGCGAAACAGTCGGACTCCCTGCCGTCGTCCCGGTTGCTTGAGTTAATCTGGTCGTCCCATTTAGCCTGATCTCAGCCGCTCTAATTCCGGTTCCATTCACGTCAAACGCGGCATAGCCGGTAATGATATATTTCCCCGCGGTTTTACTCGTGAGGCGGCTGTTGTTTGTCGAATTATCGTGAATGGTATCCGTGTCATACGTTTCGTTCGCAAGGGCGACCGCCGTCGCTGTATTGTTGGCTATGCTCTGCCCGGAAGCGTAGGCTCTCGCTCCGATATCTCTCGTAATGTATGCCCAAGCCGGGTCTGCCCCAGTACCGAGAGTTTTCAAAAACATGCCAGAAGTCCCGGCAGCTAAACGCGCTCTAGTCGTGGCGCTGCGAAATTCAACATCTCCTTGAGTGGTCATTCCTCCCCAAGCAGGGTTTGCTGCTGCCCCGCCGGTTACTAACGTCTGGCCAGCGGTTCCTGCTGCCAACTGTGTCCATTGTGTGCCATTATGGTAAATCGTCCCGCCCTGAGCAGGAGAAGCGATTGTAATTAACGGCGTCCATCCCGCATTCGTTTGATCGTAAATTTTCAACGTTGGCGGGTCGGTCGATAAATCAACCCACGTTTGACCATCAACAGGGGTTCCCGGCGCGGTGCTTTTTATCTGCACCTTTTGATTGAGCGCAGCTATTACTGCGTCTAACTCAGCGTCAATTTTAGCCGAAGAAATCGGCGTTGATGCCGCGCTATCATTGGCGAAGTTATAAAGTCTTGTTTTTGCAACTGACATATCAGCCCCCTAGTTGTACCCAAGATTCTTTTGAAAAGTTTTCCAATATTTCAATTCAACGTCTTTATCAAGCTGATTATTTCTGAAAGATAAACGGTGCATCTTCCCGCGCCCGGTAACTCTTACCCGGCTGACCGCTTGGCCGGAAGCGTCCCATAAATTTACATCCCATAGCGCCACGTCCCATAAAGATACATTCGCCGCCAGAGGAACGACTTCATAAGTCGAATATTCAGATTGGTAATCAAAGAACGCCGAAACTTCAAGCTCTGTTCCCGCCGTCGTTGTCTCTGAAAGAAATTCCATAAAAGGGACGCGTTCATAAGCCAGCGGATCGCGGCCATGATAAAAAGGCGTCTGCACAACGAACTCTATAATTTCTCCGTCGTCGTTAAGGACGGTTTCGTCAAACGTGTAAACATATCCCGCACTAGCAAAAGACAAATTACCGTCGCTGTCTTGAAATATCGAATTTACCTTGTCATAAACCCGCCACCGTCCCGACCAGATTTTATAGGCGTAGTCCCAAATATGAATTTCTCCCCCGTCAGTTCCTATTGGGATATGGATAACAATCCATGACTTTTTTGTATATTTCGCCATGCAGATACGCGCCCCGCTGGCGGCATACATTAAGTCGCGGTAATAATTCCCCATCACCCCGCCAACAAAGTCATTGATATCGAGTTCTTGACTTGTTGTTGACGCGACCAGACTTTTAGGACTGTCCTCATCAAGATAATAATTGTCATTACCAAACGACATGACAGACAACGCCGACTTAGCCCCAGTGTTAATAATCGTTTGCAAAATCTGAAACTCGCTGGCTACCGCGCCGATACTGTAAATCAGCACATGTTCTTTCATAAAGAAACCCAAGTATGCTTTGGAAAAAGTAGAAACCGCCTCGATCTCATCACCTTTTGAAACGTATGCCAAAAGGTTAAGATACCCCGCTCCAGCGTCCCCAGAGGTTGTCCAGTCGTCGATATTACCTAACGCCGAATACCACGGCACATAGGTCGTCGTTATCCCCCAGAGCCGGTTTTCATGGACATGAACGAGCTTAAACGAAGTCACGCCAGCTGGCATTGTAAAATCCGCCGTCGCGGTTCCTCCCTTCGTGAATGTCTGCGGCGCATTAATCCCGTCAGAAAATAACACCTCATCGCCATACTGAGCTATGGAGAAATATGTCGCTGTGCTTGCTAGCTCCTTGAGGATATCCCAATCCGCAGCGCTGGCATTCCACCGATAGATTGTGGTCGAAGAGCAACAGAAATAGTCTGTCGATTCATCGTCATAAACTGCCTCGTAATAAGCCAAAATATCAACTGTATTCGTCGAATTATAATGAAGATTATGCGCCCGAGTAGGAGGAGTAAAGGCCCCGGCGGTAGCGGTATTACCTTTCTGAATGAGAACATTGTCTATCCATCCGTCAACAGCTTGATTCCCCCCTAATGACCCGATACATAAATCCGCGGCAACATTCCCGAGATTGTTTGTGCCGATTGCGACTGTTTCCGTAGGAGCAAGAGGCGTTCCATCAGCCCACATATAAACTGAACTTCCTATTCTGGCAAAGCGAAGATGGTGAAAATTAGTCGTAGATGCTCCTGCCCAAGTAGCTGAGGTGTAATCGGCAACGACAACGCCCCCAATCTTAAAATAAAACTCTAAAGCATTTGCATTCGAGGCAGTATGTTTTCCTATAAACCAATAATTATCTGAATCCGCCACTTGTCCTATTAATCGTTGCTCGTTTGTCAAAGAAGCAAATCTCACATGAATATCAATGATGAAATCCCCGGCACCAAAACTCCAGTTAATATTATCCGGGACAGTTCCATAATCGCCCGTACCGTCGAGCAAAAAAGAAGAGACCCCGAATTTTTTTTGTGCTGTGTCCAATTGCGCGTTACCGACAAAAGTAACCGTCTGTCCTGTTTCTGCGATATGCGTTGTCGCGGCGTCCGCACCATCAAAATTTATTAATAGTACCTTGTTAGTATCTTTTGCCGTTATCGGCACACTATATTTCTTGTTATAACCAAACCGCTTCTTAATCGTCCCGGACTTCGAGAAATATCCGTTATAAACGTCGTAAAGATACTTCGGGGACATATTGCTTTTGTCCGCTTGGCGATTTATCCCCCGAAATTCTGAAAATAATGTGTCCCTAGAAGACATGCGTTACCCTGACATTTCCCGGTGTTGCCGAAGAATACCCGCGTTTTAGATCCGCTATCGCGCCCATATACCTATCCCAGTAAAGCTTGTAAGACGGGTCGCTGTCGGTCTGAAAAAGCTGAGCCGCCGCACCGAAAACAAGAACCCGTCGGCGAAGTTCTTTAGGAATTAATGGATAATCGCCATCGTTAACAATGTCGTCCGGCTGTTTCCAATATTTATAGGGAATGGTTTTTCCGTCGTAAGATGAGGACGGGACGTATCCGATCAAGAACTCATTGTTCCAGACGGTAATATTGTATGGCTTCCCGGTGTCGGTGATGTCCGGGTACTTCGCCATAAACGAATTGTAATCAAGGTATTCAACGTCGTCCTGGTTGTCCAAGATAAAACTTTCCAGACACAAGTCTTTCACATCTGCCGCCATTGCGTAGTCGCGATCATCTGTGGCAAGCGTTATCGTCCCGCTAGATTCAAGAAATTTCAGGTGGCCGTTATTCATCGAACACACTTCCAAGTAAACGTCCTTAACCGCCTGAACGACTTCCTGTGTCCGCGTCGTTTGAGAGGAAAGGCTTGTTGGCTTGGTCTCTCTGATCGCCGTAAACACTTCTTGAACAATTTGCAAGAGCGTTAAATTTTCAACTGCCATTACATTAACCTCCGGGCAATAATGTGCATATCGTTACACTTTAAAAATCTGTTTGAAGGATTGCCTCGCAGTAAAACGACCTCAAACATTGCTTTTTCAAGTTCTTTCTTCATGGCCGCACGGGAAAAAATGATGTTGTTTTCTTTGAACCAATGTCCAAAATTAACAACACCGATCTCGTCAACGTAATGACTGTCCGGGGTAGCTAAGAACAAAACCCCGCCGGGATTCAGCCAGTCGTGCAGTTTTCTCAATGACTCCCCGTTTATTAATTTTTCAATCCAGTGATAAACATAAATACAGTCAAACTTGGTTTCCGGCGCGTCTTTGATATTTAAAAATTTGTCCGTCCAAACACTCGTCCCGGTCAGCTCTTTCTCCGACGTGGCAAAAGTAATCCATCCCCGTTTGGCGGCGGCGTTGCAGACTTCTAAATCCAAGCTGTCAACTTCCAACAACCGGCGGCCAAAAGTAATCTCTTCAATCAGCGGGAAATAAACATCAACGGGATATTGTGCACTGGATTCATAAAACTTTTTTTGTTTATACTGTTCAAGGTAATCGTTGGAAATCGTTTTCTCCTCGATCATCTCCTGAAAAATCACGCCACACGAACACCGCGCCCAATTCAAAGTTTCAAACCCGGTTATTTTCATTCCGTTAATTGTTTCGTTTCGACATACTGGACAGATCATTTTCGCCGCCCCAGCATCATGCTCATTTTTCTAGTAAACGCCACGTTTTCCGCCCCGCTGGGAGAGTTACGATATGCACTTTGTTCCAAAATACCAAGCATGTCTTTTAAAACGCTGAACCTTTCTGCTCCCAGCTTTTTAATAATTTGGTCAAAGTCCGTGGAAATCCTTGCCCGGAGAGCGACGGCCTGCTCGTCAAACTTTTTTGAAATAGCCGCTTGAGATTTTTTTACCTCATCAGAAGTTAACAGCGACTCGCTGGCCACAGCGACTTTATCCACAAGCGGCGCGATCTCGTTTCTGACCTGTTTGGCCGTGTCGCTTTTTACTGCCTGCAGACTTTTTTCTATTTTCCTCATGCCGTCCATGACTTTGTTGTAATCAGAATAAAGCGCTTCAACCATCCGCAAGTGTTTGTCGAGCAAAACAATGTCTTGTTTCTGCTCGGGAATTTTAATGTTCTTCACGGCGGCCTTAACGTCATCATTCGCGGCCTTTGCCCCGATTTCAAAAGTTTTTATTGCGGCCTTAATATCTTCCATCACTTTTTCAAACTGTTCGAGAACTGATTTTATATCCATCTTGGCGATTATCGGCTCAACTTCGCTGCGGTGCATGGCGATTGACTGCAAAATATACTCCGTTCGGTCGCTGATCGTAGACAGCCGATTTACCTGAAAATTGTTGAAACTTTCCCCGGCATAAAGCGCCTCGGCGTTGCCGTCATCCCAGACCAAAATCCCGTCGAACATGTCCGGGACATCGAGCTTTACCGAATAAACACCGCTGGCACCTAGCTCAACAACCCCGGTTGTTGTCCTAGCTTGATATTCCGCGCCGTCCTTGTCGTAAAGGGTAAAGCCTACAGTGCTAAGCCCGGACTGGCCAAGGTTGACAACTTTCGTATATTGCATTTAAATCCCCCATAGTGTTTATCAATAATATTTTCGATCTGATTTATTATCCTGGCCCGCGAAAATCCGTCTCCCATGCAAATAGTAGCCCCGCTAAGGTGCATCGGACACTGAAACGTGTCATAAATCATCCGGAAACACGGCGAACAGTTGACACCTTCTGCCTCAAGTGAATAGTCATTCACAAAATATTTAGTGACGTGATTTTTCGTGATGCTTGAAAACATCCCGATCTTTGGCGTATCAAACTGCCCGGAAGAAACGAAAACGCCCGTTTCCGGCCCGATAACCATCTGGCAATATTTGACCGCCAGCATTGTTTCTCTTACCGACCATTCCCCGGACTGTGGAATTATCCTGCTGGCGTCGGGATGCGCGCATAAATCAGGCTCAAGCAGCTTGCAAACCTCATCTCCGACGGTCAGAAAATAAAGATTATCGTACTTTTCCAAAAGTTGGAGCATCGTACCCATAACATACGGCCAAGTTTTCTGAATGCCGGAACCCGACAGAACCCACATGATAATCATTTTCTTCTTCGGCTCGATGTTCCACCCTAGCCCGGAATATGAATCAAAGAACCTCTCGACGTTATTAATCTCGCGCTGTGTGTAGTACAGCTTAGGCCGTTTCTGCTCTGCCGTTAACTCGTCCGGATTAATTCCCGCGCAGCGAAACTCCTGATCAAAAGCATTAACATCACATTCTTTTATTCTCGCTTCCTTCGGCAAATTATATTTAGGGTCTAGCGGGTGCTTTAATAACGCGACCTCAATGCTTTCGCTGAAATTTACAACCTTATCCGCTCCGATTCTTTTTGCTTCAGCTTCCCAATACGTCCTTACGTCTTCAATCTGACCATCGGGAGTGAAGACAATATCGTCGATATTGGGGTCATCTGCTAAAAGCATTTTCCCGCGTTCGGTTGTGGACACGATTACCTTGTGCCCCTGGGCCTTGAGATAACGAATTACCGGAGAGATGAAGACAATATCCCCCAGAGCGCCCCACCTTGTTAAAAGATACTTCATTGCATTAACGCCTTGTATTTATTGATATAGTTGACCGTTTCTTTTGGCATAACTCCCTGTTTGACATTCCCAATCCCCGCGTTATAAGCGGCCAATACATTCTCGGTCGTTACCGGGATCCGGTAATATTTCAGCATTTGCGGGATTCTCTGGGTCATGTACCATGTAGAAACTTCCCGATTTATATCTTCTTTAAACATGTCGTCGTCAACAAACTTACGTCGCGGGTTAAATCCGTTCCATTCCTGCACGACAATTGGCGTAATCTGCCCCAGCCCCCGCGCTTTCGACGTTTTATTGAACGCCTTCGGGTTCATCGAACTTTCAATCTGCCAAATTTTCTCCATATCGACTAGATTAGCCATTACATTCCCGCCATTACGGGGCATCCGTGTTTATTATCAACGTCTGTGTCCAAAAACTTAGCTTGGCTTGCGCTCATTATCGTCTCAACCGTCTGTCCGCCCCATAAATGAGCGCGGCTAGAGAAATCTTTATAGTCCATGGCTTTTGCTTCGTCGGATTTATTATTGTTGTTCAAGTAATTCGGGTTGACGACAATCGGATTCTTGGGAACCAGGTCGATTCTTAAAATAAGCTCTTTAGGGTTGTTCTGATTTTCCACAATTCCGACATTGATATCAACATGGCGTAAAGAATGATCGCGGATAACATACGTCTTGACGATTGGTTTAATTTCTCCGTTTTCTTCGTATGCCGCGCCGAAATACTTAGGATCTCGGTGGTCTACGGCTATGTTTGAATAAACAATTTGTCCCCGCTGCCTAGCGGTAAACTGAAATTCTGCGTCTGCGTATTCGTGGCGGTATTCGTGAAAAATTTGTCCGGGTTCGTCTACTACCCCGGAATAATTTTCGATGTATTCCCGTTTGACCAAGAAATGTCCCCATCCGGCGGCGTTCTTATCTGAAAAAGCCAGTACGCCTTTGCTGCCAATCTCGTTAACCGCATCGCGCAGCCAGTTCTCGGAAAATAAAACATCATCGGAAGTAATAACAAGAAAATTACCTTGTGTGCAGCGATAAGCTAAGTTCAGACAATGCGTCAATCGGCCTTTCTTGTCATTGGTAATCCAAATAACAGAATCCCCTTCCATGCCGGCGATTGTCTTTGCTGTTTCTTCGTCGTCGGCCTCGGTAATAAAAACAATCTTGTGCGGATATCCCGCGGTCTGCTCAATGTTGCTGACTAAATTCTTCAGCCTTCGCGCATTTCGATACGTCGGGATTAAAATATCAACGTGGTCAGACATTCTTTTTCCCCGCGATAGATAGAAGGTTGTTCTCCCCGCCCGCTTTTCTAACGGTCGATTCACCAAAATTGTAGTCAATGATTTCGTACCCGCACTTGTTTAACAATGCAGTCAAACTCTGCAAATTAAAATAATGAACGTGTTCGTGCGGTCGGTAATGACGCCAGGTCATCATGTCATCTCGCGTCTTTAAACAATCCGTCTGTGGGGATGTGATGAAAACTTTGTTTGCCCTTAACCCCCGCAGAAAATTAAATGGACTTTCCAGATGCTCGATGCAATCCCAAAGAGTGATGACATCATGCGACTGTAAAAGAAAATCTATCCGGGTAAAATTCTCATAAGGGTTAATGTCAAACCCCCGCTTAATTCCGAAATTCCCGTCGAGGCTTCTAAGGAAACTTCCGTTTCCGCAACCAATGTCAAGGATTTCTCCGCGCTCATGCTCTTCGGTATTTTTCAAAACAAAATCAGTTCTGATCCGCTGCAATTCCACATCAATATCGTTGTGGGCATAGGTGACGTGCTTCTGGTGATATTCTTTGTCGTAAATTTCTACCCTTGCCTTTAAAACACTCGAAATTAGTCCATCGTTCTGGCATCGTCGAAGGTCTTTCGCGTAAAAATCCATTTCGTTATGGCAAATGTCGCAAAGCATTACATTAACCCTTTCCGCTTCAAAAACATTGCCCGCGCCATGTCGAAATCCATCATTTCTTTCTCCCTGCAGTCCTTGTAATACTTCCAGAAATCCTTACATACCGAGCTTCCGCAATGCTCTGGCTCCCAACTGGCCTTCTTCTTCCCGGTCTTTACGTCAACGTAGACCAACCTCGTCGGGCATTCCCAGGAATAATATCGCCCGCAAACCTTGCACCACGACAACACCCCGGTGTTTTTTGTCTGAGAAAAATTCTTCGCCACGTCTACACGCATATTGACCTCATGGAATACGCTTCCTCGACTCGTTGCATAATATAATCGACGTGAAAATATACGCATACCGGGCGACCGTCTTTAAATTCGCAATGTTCGTATTTATATGGCCCACGGTGGCAAGGGGAACAATTAGCCGGTGATTGAACGTGTAAACTATTTTCTGCGTATCGGCAGACGTTGACCGGATTCGATGAAGTTAAAAGAAATATCGTCGGCGTCCCCCACACTTGCGCCGCAACTCCCAGCCCGGTTTCCATGCAAATCACCGCGTCACAATATTTTGAAATTAAGGCCGCTTGCATAAACGGCTTTTCCCCGACGACGCTGACAATCCGGTCTCCTGAGAATACTTTGTTCTCGTCATTCTTCCCGCCGGTTAAGATAACAATGGCGTCTTCGTACTTATCTAAAATCTTTTTCGCCACTTCCTCGGCCTGATAGAAATCTTTATGCGGTAAGCTGCCGGAAACTCCAATTAACACTTTGAATTTTCCCTCAAATTGTTCTAGCCATGCTTCGGTCTTCTTGACTTCCTCGTCGGTGAAATAAAGCTCTGGCCTGTATCTCCCACAAAGTTCTGGATACCCAGCCCACGCGATCGTCTGGTCATAAAAATTTATCCCGCCAAATTCTTTTCGCCTAACCTCGTCGGACTTGTCGTAAAAATCATCGCCAGCCATCGAAATACATCCAACCTCGAGCGAGCCAAAAAGGTTTATAAACTTATCGTACCCCTTGGAAATTTTTTCCCAATGCGGAACCAGATCGTGTCCAATAGTTCCCGGAGGCGGCTCGAAATAAATTAGGTTGTCAATGAACGGGTTGTTCCCTAAAACCTGAAACGTCTTGTGATTGACCTCGAAATCCACTTGGTCAAATCCCTGCTCTTTTAAAAGACGGGGGAGAGGTGAAATAAACACAGCATCACCGAAAGCACCATATCGTGACACCAGCACTTTTTTCACTTCTCCCCCTTGTCTTTTATTCAAACGTTTCTCTCAGCCCAACAGTAACCATGACATCGGTCACGTCGGCATGTGTGCCTAACGCTCTCTGTAGAAGCAGAGTGTCTCCAGCACTAAGAGAAGTTTCCGTCACAGTAAACGCCTTATGCGTTGCCGCAGCAGACGTGCCGACCGCCATCGTACCGATTGTTGATGCCGTGCCAGTCCCAGCTGCGGACTTGCTTAACACCAAACTAACTATCGCGTTAGTTCCGCCAACAACGAAATATCCAGACGCGCTAACAACACGTACTGGATGTATCATTTTCAACGGATATCCCAGCGTTGACGCTGCCGTGGTCGTACCGGCCAAGGAAGCCGTCTTTAAAAGCCCAAAAGCCGCAGTCGGCAGCATCTGCAGAGTGCGGTAACGGGCGTCATCATAATAGCCTTGTCCCATTGTCGTTCTCCTTTTATGCTGAGGTTACGTGCAGAATGTGCTCTTCGCTATCAGTGTCATAGCTCCAAATCTTCTGGAACCCTAACAGCGCATACCAGCCGATTGCCTTTGATCTTCCCAAATCCGTAGGAGTATCGGCTCTCAACTCCTCGGCTAACGAGATGCCTTCCATAACGCTGTCGGCACCAAAGAAACACGCTTCAGCGTAAGCGCTCGAATTTCCTATCGCCTGATCTAAAACGTTGTTCTCTTCAACGAAACGGGTGCTGTAATAACGCCCGACTTCACCGGCAAACATCATTTCCGGTTTGGTATACTGAATCAACGCTTGGAATGCATCGTACAATGACCCAATGGAATCAATTGCACCGACGCACACATACCCGTTTGAATCATAAAACGGAATGCGCTGCTTCTTCATGTACGACACAATTTGACGCACCGTTGAGGTGTGCAAATTGGCCGTCGCTGTAGTAGCTGCTGTCCCGTTTGTGTAAAAGTTGACCGAAGCCGTAGAAATCAAAACGGCCTTGAACTCTGCCGCAGTGAACTGCGCGCCAGCGGCAGCGTCCAGCGTGTCTTTCATGTCATCGCGCAACCGTTGCTGGGTCGGGTTGGTAACATCGAATTGAGAAAGCAATTCGAGTTTCTGCGTGAAAGGAATTTTATTACCGTATTCGTTCACGGTAATAGTCCCTTTTGAAATCGTGTACTTGTCCGACGGAACAGTGTTGGTTTCAACCAGTGTTCCTCCCCCGGTTCCCAAACGTAGAATCTTGTCGAAGTTCATTGTTTCGCCAGCCTGCTTTACCTCTTGCTTGATATTGCAGAACTGTCGGAACCTCGTCATTTCATACGCGCTGAACCGAAGTTTCTCGGACAATTTAGGATTGGCTGAGTATCCGCCCTGGGCGTCTACTGACCATAATTGTCCTTGTGCCATAGTAAAACCTTTCTAAAACCCTTACCGCATCATTCTCGCTCGACGCTGTTCAATAAAACTTGCCTGGCTTGACTCTGCGGTGACGGGTTCTTCTTTTTTGGGTGGTTGCTTATTTTGTTCCCCTTCACCTTTCAAGCTGGCAGCCGGTGTTTCTTTCTGCGGCTCTGGACTTTTCTGTCCGCCAAATCGGGCCCGGAGCGCAACCAATTTCTGCTTGGTCTGGTCTTTCGCGTACTCCGACGCTCGCTTGACGTTCATCCCTTGCGAGATCCCCGCTTGCATATATCCATAGGCAATGTCGTTCATGTCTTTATCCAACCCTTTCAAATCCGGGTCTTCAAAGATCGACGCAAAACTTCGGGAAATTTCCTGTTCCTGAGAATACAAGTTAGTGACTTCCCGAACAGCTTCTTGCCTGCCTTCGGATTTTGCTTTGCGGATTAATTGCAAAGAACGAACAGACAAATCTTCAGCCGTAATTTCTCCCGCCGCTGCTTGACGTTCAAGAGTCTCAATTTCTTTGTCGAGTTCCGAGACTGTAACCGGCTGTCTTGTCGCTTGCGCGGAATCAGCCTGTCCTCGGTCTGTGATAATCTGACGGTATGTTGAGTTCTCCTGCTCTAGCTTGGTGATATAACCTTTTTGGTCAGTTACAGCACCTTCCAACTTAGCCAGACGTTCCTCAAGAGCCGACGGCTGAGGGGTTGACTCCACCGGAGTTCCCTCTTGCCCTGCGGGTTGTTCTTGGGTGTTCTGCTCTGTCATTGATATCTCCTTTGTTACTTCTTTTTCTTCTTTAACGGCTTGACTTGCTTTTTAATCTTTTTTTCATCCAGCTTTTTTACATCGCACCGCATGCTATTCTCCTTTTTTGCTTAATTCCTGATTAGCTCTTTTCCCATGCTCTAAAATGTATGCAATAGCCCGACGGTATGAAGTGATACCCCGGATGACTGTCCGGGCCTCCGCGTCTTCGGCTTCAATTAAATTGGCGACTTTCGCCGCGTAAATTTCGTCAATGTATTTCTCAAGAACCTTCCATCCTGCCGTCGCCATCATTTCTTTAACGACAACAGCGTCGCGCAATTGTTGCTGCAAAAGGTTATCGTCCACTTTTTTTAACCCCCACGAACGGAATCCGCTTGACCTTAACTTCTTTAGGCTTGCTCTTTTTTTCCATTAGATCATTCCTCCTTGCATCTGTTCTGGTGTTTGCGCTGGCGGGACATTCATCCCCGGAGCACGACCTTGCGGCTGTTGCGCCCCTTGCATCTGTGCCAGAATTTCGTCAAGCTCTTCATCTGACTTCATCAGATCACCGATGTTTTCAAATCCCATAGACTGGAATCCGCGCTTGATTGTTTTCTTCACGTCGAACAACATTCCTAGAGTTTCATTTGACAGAATCGCTTGGATGAGTTCTTTGTACCGCGCTTGCTCTTCGCCCTTGGACGAAAAACGACTAATCCCGATAGGATGAAAATCGAGAGCAACCTCCGCGCCTTTCTGTCCGTAGTTTTTTCGAATGTGGTCGAGGTCTAGCCGTCGGATACGAAAAACCTTGTTAACCAAATTCTGCGCTTGTTGAACAACATCCCCGATCACGGGGACAGGGAGCTTTCTTTTTTCTTCGCGAAATCCCATGATTTTGTCAACGTAGGATTGAGGACAATTTTTAATCGTGTAATTAATAACCTTTTTTATAAACCGCCCGAGAAACTCCGCCTCGATAAACTTGGCGATATTTACAAACCGTGTGTCCGACCGGCTCAACTTTAGCTGTACCTCTCCGAGGGTTTCATCGGTGCCCGGAGTAGACTGCCCTTGTGCCGTCTTGGTAATTCCGCTGGTTTCTTGCGACAACTGATCGAGAATGCCAAGCGCGGCCAGCCCGTCAACGGCTATGCCGACTTCAATCGGGCTTATCGCATTCTTTGCCACTTCCCAGATTGCGCCCGGTTCAAACTTTACCGTGTCCCACTTAACATCACCGGCAGGGTCAACAGCTACCATTTTCATCGCCGAGAGTTTCCAATTGTCCATCCATAAATTGATAACCCCATTGGCGAGTTCCTGAATATCCAAATCTTTCAATACCAGCCCCGCTCCGTAAAATTGTTTGGGGATTGGATTAACACGAATAACGTCATACGCCCGATCTTCTTCGTCCTCGACTTCATCACGTCGGATAACCCATTTCTCGTCGCATATCGTCACGATCATTTCAACGTCTTCTTGCGTTTCCGGGTCTTTGACTTTTCCGTGGAACTCCAGAACATAATGCGGCTTGTATGTCACATCAATGCCTGCGTCCTGAACCCTGTCCATCGCTTTCCGGTTTTCTTCGCTGAAATTTTTACTGGTCTCGGTGTTTTTCTTGATGTCGTCTAAATGCTTTTTCCCGTAATCGTAAATCGGATTGCTGATAATATCGGATATGTCGCGCTCGTACTCGTCGATGATAAAACGTGAGTTAACCCAGTACGTCGAGACACTCGGGTCAATCATTACGTCGTAGAATGTTCGGGGGAGAAAATGCAGAGTAAAATCATTCTTTCCTTTGCTGACATCAACAGTCTTTAAAAATGATGTTGAAGTTATGCATGACTCTTTAAGCGCCAGCATTGCGATGTTATAAAAATTTCCCTTTTGCAAAAGATGAACAACAAAATCTTTCAGCGCTTCCCGGAGATCGTCTTCCTCGGGATTGAACCCAGTAATTTCAAAAAAATCTTTCTGGCTAAAAAGCATCTTTCCCAACAACGACGCTGCGACCTCGACGTTCTTGTAGGCAAGGGGAATGAACACCCGTGTCGCCCATTTTTCTTTGGCCTTCCACTCTTGCGGATGAACGCAATTGTAATTATTTACGCATTTATCAATGTCCTCTTGATACGCATCGCGAAAATACTTCGCCCGCTTTCGTGCGTCCATGACATATTTAACCAATTCCTCGTCGGTAATTTTAATTTTTGCCATTAATAAACGCCTCCGGTAACAAGCGACTGCCGAGGCCGTTGACTAGGCCGCGACGTGCTGTAAAGAAAATTCCTAACGCCATGAACAGCCAACGACAAGGCGATAACACAATCGTCGTGATACCCTTCCGGCGCGGTGTATCTCACGTTCCCCGCCTGCGTTATCTCGTAGCCGAAAGCGCTTAACTCGTCGAGGAGAAAATCAATCTTAGGGAACGTAATCAACCGCTGCTCGATGGCAACAATCAACCGGTCAATCAGTTGTTTTTTTGTCTCGTGAGTAAACTTAATAATTCCTGACTCGGGAATACACACTCCAGCTTGTTTTAGGTCTTGCACAATCGGGTCGCCAACTCCGGATGCGTCAATACAAACTTGGCTGTTATATTTAAGCGCGGTTGCGATAATTTTTTCTTTTTGTAGCGGCCAGTCAATCATGTTAAATCGCTGAAAATCAACGACGTGCTTTGTTTCTCGGCACATCGTGCAGAGAACGGTGTAATCTTCCGTCCTCGCCAAATCGACGCCGAGAATATAACTGCTACCCCGCTGCGGAGCCTCAAAACTCCCCGAGATACAATTTGACACCCCACGAAAAACGCTTGACGCGTCGTCATTAAACTCACATTCCATCTCTTGCAAAAAAACTCTTTCAGGAACTTCGGTTCTCATTTTGCGGAGTTCTTCCGACGGGAGAATGCCGCTCTCACTCGATTTGAGAATATATGTCTTCCACTCTCCGCTCTCTTTCGCTTTCAGCCAATAGTGATAAGCATGGTTTTTTCCTCGCGGGGTAAAAATAAAAATCGCCCAGCGCTTAATGTCCTGAGCGATAATTGGACGGATGATCTCTTCCCAAACTTCTTTTTTTACCAGCGGCCACTCATCAACGACAACCCCGGAGAAATCAACCCCGCGCAAACTGTCGGGGTCGTCAGAGCCGTGCAAAGAAAGAATGGAACCGTTTTTAAACTCAACAAACAATTCTGTGTCGTTGTATTTCTTGACCAACTCAGCCGGAAGATACGCCTTGAGCATATTAGGATCACGCCAAACAATATTCTTTGCAGCGCGGTACGTCGAGGTAATATATCCATACCTCGACTTGGGATTAGCCACGCACTCTCGAATTAAAATATTAATCGCCAGCGTCGTCTTTCTCGCTCGGCGGTGCCAGTTGACGAGGAAAAACCTCGCGGCTTGCGAATCAAAATCTCGCAATATCTGCTTCTGCCACTCGGTCAGCCCGTCGAGAAACTTCTGGACTGGAACTTTGATTTCCGGCATTATCGAACCTCATCAAGATTACCTGTGCAGGTTGAACATTAATTTGGTCTTTCAACTTTTCCGCTAGCTTCAAAATTGTATCAAAATACTTATGCCTAGCGTTCCAGTCCTCCGAAGTCAGCACCACTTTGTCCGCAACAAAAGTTTTTTCTGCCTCAAGCCCTGCAAGCGCGTGTTCAATTATCTTTTTATCTGTAAAGCCAGCCTGCTCGAAGGCGTCGGCTAAACAACCCTTGACAACCTTTTCCGGGCGAGCGTTTCGTGCGTAATTTAACGAGTAACCGGCTGCTATCGCGGCGTTACGTTGGTTCATCCCAAGCAATCGGTTGCGTTTATATTTTTGCTGTCGAATGTTCACTCGACCACCTCGATATTTTTCTTTAAAAGTTCAATGGTGTTTTTATATGCCCTCGTCAAAAGCGCTGGAGACAAATCGTCATCGTACGTTTTTCCTGACCGGGCCATCCCCGCCATCGTGATATCCGCAATCCGCTCCAAAACATCAAACAAGTTAACGTCATCCGGACATCTGTCGGTTAGATGATGTCGTTCTTGCAGGTGGATAGACTTAAACCAGTTTTCGTTTTTACGATTGTCTTCAAAGTCACGATAAAATTCGTCAATGAATTTTATTTTCGTCCAATCGTGTAGATCACCAGCTATCTCTAGTTGGTTTGCCATCCAGCGCATAGCAGCGGAAACGTCAGAGATATGGAGTTTTGAGTTTGCTAAAAGGACATCTTTGTTGACCGCCCCGCTTGGGGCGCTGGTATCTGCGTACTGCGATTTAACTATTTTTATCGTCATAAATTATGGGCCGCCAAAACGCATTGCCGCTCTTTATTCCCGTTGGTCTTGTCCGGCAGGTATGTACGGCCCTGATTTTCTTTTTTCAAATTTTGCCAACAAAAAAGGCCCACATCGTCGTGCACGATATGAGCCTTAAAATCTTTGTTGCCGTCCGGGGATCAGCCGGGCGAGGAATATCTAAATTAATTGTTTCATGTTTGAAATAATATACAACCTTTATTTTTCAGTTACTTGCGAAAAAACTCGAACAGAATAGTTTTTAGTTCCATCCATCCGTTCTTAAGGGGTTGCATTTTGCGGGTTCCGCCAATTCTTTTCGGCTCCTCGCTGGGGATCTCGATATATTTATATCGCAACCTGACCGCCTGAGCCAATATTTGCGTTCCCCACGAATCCAAATCCGTGCTAATGTCTAATTTTTTCAACATATCAACGCGATAAGCGCGGTACATATTGAGCACGTCTTTTATCCTTGTCCCGAAAAGTACGTTAAATAACGTGGTAAACATCCAATTACCAAAAGAAGTTATCAGGTCGTCATCTGCGCTCTTGGCCCCGTTGTAATAACGGGAACCAATGGCAATGTCATATCCTTGACTGACCGTGTTAACCAGCGCTGGAATATCCTCCGGGACACTGTTGCCATCTGGCGCGAACATAACAACAATATCGCTGGTGCATCTGGATAATGCCTCGCGGAAGGCGGTAGAAATCCCCGGTTTGCTCTGAACAAACACATCAAATCCTTGTTGTTGGGCGTATTCAATTGTCCCGTCCGTTGACCCTCCGTCCACTATGATAATTTGGTCGTACCATTCTTTTTTGATTCTCGGTAGAGTTACACGTACACCCTCGATCTCGTTTAGCGTAAAAACAATGATTGTGACTGTCATTTTTCTCCAGTTCTGTTTGATATACGGCCTCGGGCAAGACATTAGACCTCCATTATTTGAGATATTGATGCTTTGCAATTAACACATAATTTATTGGTTATGGGATCGCGGGATAAAAATTCTCGCTCTCCTCGGCAAAGCGGGCCGATACAGGGGATCCTAATTTTTTTAATTTTTCTGTTTTCGGCTCGGCTGTTTATGTTGTTTAATTTTAATTTTGCGCTGCAAGAAAGAGAACAATGAGTCGTTTCATTCCCCTTCGGAGTAAAAAAATCCTTACCGCACGTTGGACATATCCGCAAAAACACCGTTGGCATTATTCCCCCCCCTCAGCTCCAAACCCGTTTGTTATTTATTCTTAATAGCCCTAGCAATTTCATACAGCCCGCCAGATATAAAATATCCTGCAAAAAGAATCGCAATCGCGGTAGAAATCATTCCTTCTCCTCTCGTAATTCCAACCCCGTAGCCCGGCAGAAGTCGAGGGCCATATATTTCTGACGAGAATAACGACGATAATAAGGATGGCAAGAACTTTTGTTCGGAATCATTATAAAGGAATGTTTTTTCCGATAACCCTTGATCGCCACTAATCCCCTTTCATCAATCTCCACCCAATACTTCGGCTTGGGGTTACAAAATGAACTGCTTATCTTCATGAGCTGTTCTGATTTAAAAGACCAAGGAGTGTTGTTGCCATTGAATACTACAGTTATTAAATCATTGGCAATCACGACAACTGTCCCTCGTTTACCGAAAAAACATGTTTGTTTATCAGTTACAACTACCTTCTCCCCTTTTTTAAAATTTTCTTTTAAAGTATGAAACGAAAAACCATAGTGTTTTCCAATCTCCCCAGTAAACATCGAATAATCTTCTTTTTCCATTTTTCTCATTTCTTCCCCTCCCTCAGCTCCAACCCCGTAGCCCGGCAGAAGTCGAGGGCGTCCTTGCGGCAGCGGGAGAGATGGGGAAACCATCGGCTATTTACACTAGCACGCTTACGGTATCCTAAAATAACCCAGCGATAAACAGGGTCTCCGGATACTGGACGCGCAATCTCCACCCAATACTTCGGCTTGTTCGATATTTTTCCCCACGTTTCCGGCAGCTTAACTTTGTTATGTTTCATTGTTTGTCCTTTCCTCCCCAAACAAGTCTTTCTAAGTTTAGCGGTAACTTTCCGTAACACATGATATATGCGAACAACAACAAAGATACGGATATCCCTATTAGAATACCAACGATAACCCATAAGAATGCGCTCATTGTTTTCCTTTCATCTCGGCGATGATTAATTCGGCCATTTGGCTTGGATTGTGCGAGTCCCAGTTTTCAAACAAAATTCTATAAAGAGAATCCTCCGTCGGGCACTTGACCCAACCGGTCATGTCAGGCAACATACAACCAGTACCTTCATCACCTTGATAAATTTTAATTTTCATTCCACAGGTAGGGCATCGTTCTCCTATTTTTTCCCATGTTTTAACAATGCGATCTTTCTTGACCCACTCCCCGGAGGCGAACTGGCGAGCGACAAATAGCTGGCAAGCATCATTCATCGCGTTAGCTTCTGCGATTCTCTCACATATCGGACAGATTCCTACATGTTGATGCGTCCTGTTTTCTAATTTATTCGGCCATCCCTTCCCCGCCTCAATCACGGCGGTGGCGAGGTTGAGTAAATAATCAATTGCGTCCAACAAATCGTCTTCGCGGACAGAGATATTCTGCTTCTCATTTTCCAATCTTGTAACTGACTCCCTCAGCTTATCCATGTTGGGCATCTCAACAGCTCCAGTCCGTAGGTTAGTATTTCTAATTGCATGTTCCTCTTGGCAGCGGCGGAGTCGGCGGCGAAGTAGGCAGAGTCGGCGGCGTGGGCAGCGGCGTAGGCGGCGGAGGCGGCGGCGAAGGCAGAGTCGGCGGCGAAGGCAGCTGCGTAAACGGCGTGGGCAGCGGCGAAGGCGGCGTAGGCGGCGGAGGCGGCGGCGAAGGCAGAGTCGGCGGCGAAGGCAGCTGCGTAAACGGCGTGGGCAGCGGCGTAGGCGGCGGGGGCGGCGGGGGAGGCGGGGGCGGCGGGGAAGGGAGCCGCGGAAAA